AGTAGGAGGAGGAGATGAACCTTCCCTTTTCGCAACCGCTGGACAAAATCACCTACGGCGCACTCGCTGCCGCAACCGTCGTCATCCTCGCCTGGGCGCTGCGTGAGTTCGCGGGGATCGATTTGCCCGCCGAAGTGCAATCGGCGCTGACGGTGATGATCGGGTACGTCGTTTCGTATCTCGTTCCGCTGAACGAAGCGGAGACTAAAGCAATCGCTCAGACGTTCTACCGCAAATGACCGTTGACGAACTGCTGACAGACGAAGCCCGCGCTGCGGTGTTGCGTGCGCTGTTTATGATCGTTGTCAACGACAACGAGCCGGCAAGCGCGCGCGTTGCCGCCGCGCGGCTGTTTCTGTCGCAGTTCGAGGAACACCCGAACGCCGATCAGAGCGTACTGGTGATCGTCGATGAAGCGGCGTTCGTCAAAACGGTATGAGATACGCTTGCCCCAGTTGCACGCCGATCAACGCGCCGTTGCGGAACAGACCAGAAGCGCGCGGTTCGTGCATCTGCGCGCCGGGCGGCGGTGGGGGAAATCTCATTTACTGGCGCGAATGCTGGTCGAAGCCGCGCTGGTGCGGCGGCAGACGGTCGGATATTTCGCGCCGACCTACAAACTGATGCTGCCGGTATGGGAGCAAACGCGGCGCGTACTGCGCGCGCCGGTTGCGGACGAGTACAAAGCGGAACGGCGGATTGACACAACGACCGGCGGGCGCGTCGAGTTCTGGTCGCTCGACAACGAGAACGCGGGAAGGTCGCGCGGGTACGATCTGATTGTGGTAGACGAGGCGGGACTGGTGCGCAATCTCGAAACAATCTGGCGCGAAAACCTCATCCCCGCGCTACTTGACCGGCGCGGGCGCGCGATCCTCGCCGGGACGCCGAAAGGGCGAGGGGATTTCTGGCGTATCCACCAGAGCGCGATAGAAGACCCGCGCTGGGCGACGGTTCGGCGTTCAACGAGTGACAATCCGCGTCTCGACCCGGCAGATATTGCGCTGCTGCGATCTGCAATGACCGAACGCGCCGCGCGTCAAGAGTTAGACGCAGAGTTTCTCGACGACGGCGGCGCGGTGTTCCGCAACGTTCGTAGTTGTGTCGGCGAGATCGCGCGCAGCAACGAAGCAGCAGTGATCGGCGTTGACTGGGGGCGCTACGAGGACGCAACCGTATTCGCCGCGCTCGACCCGCAGACGCGCTGCGTCGTTGATGTTGATCGTCTGGTTGATGCAGATTTTGCAACACAGCGCCGCGCGCTGCTGGCGTTCTGGCAGCGGAACGGGTGCGGCGCGGTGATTGCGGAGGCGAACAGCATCGGCGCGCCGAACATCGAAGAATTGCAGCGCGCCGGGCTGCCCGTCCAGGCGTTTACGACGACCGCAGCGACAAAACCGCTGCTGATTGACACCCTCGCGCTGGTGCTGGAGCAGCGAACGATTGTGCTTCCCTCGCTGGAGTGGCTGCTCAACGAGTTAGAAATGTATAGCGTCGATATTTCCGCGTCCGGTCGCGCCCGCTACAGCGCACCGGAAGGCTGTCACGACGACGGCGTGATCGCGCTGGCGCTTGCAGTGTGGGGCGCGGCGCGCGGCGCTGAGGTGTTGTTTGATGTCTAAAGCGGTTGCACAACTGGTGCTGTCGCAGAGCGAGCGCTACGAGATCAAGGCGCTGAACCTTGAAGATTTTCTTCCGACCGCGTGGACAAGCGTGTTCACCGGCGACGGCGACGCGGTTGATGTTGAGGTGGCGTATGAGCGTGTTGCGGTGGTGCGGACAGCGGTGACGCTGCGCGCCAACGCCCTCGCGTCGCTGCCGTGGGAGATCACCACCAGACGCGGGTCGCTGGTGGCGTTTGACGCAGAGAGGTTGGCGGCGCTCATTCGCGGGATTGAGATTGATCTTTGTCTGTACGGCGCGGCGTATCTGTTGCGTGACCCCGCCGCGCCGCTCGGTCTGCGTCGTCTGCACCCGCGTACCATCACCCCGATCACCGACGCGAAACGCGGGCTGGTCGAGTTTACGCGCCGCGTGAACAACGTTGAAGTTCGACTTGAACCGGAAACAGAACTACTGCACATCTGGGAACCGTCTGTAAGAAGCGAAATCGAACCCGGCGTCGGGCTGGTGACGACCGCGCTGCTACAAGCCCGCACACTGCTTGCGGCAGAGCGGTACCAAAGCGCGTACTTTGAGCGTGGCGCGGTGCGCCCGACGGTGTGGATGTTCGCCCAGCGTCCGACCGACGCCGAGCGGTCGCGGTTCGAGCAGTGGTTGCGGCAGTTGGTCGGCGGCATTCGCAATGCGTTTCGGCATTTGGCGCTGTCGAGCGAGATAAAGACGGTGACGCTGGGCGACAAACTTTCCGACGTTATTCAGCCGGAACTGCTCCAGCGCGCGGCGGAACTGATGCTCACTGCGTTTCAAGTGCCGATGTCGTTGGTCTTCAGTAATGCGAGTAATTACGCAACCGCGCTGCGCGACTACCAAACGTTTGTTCTTCTCACAATACTGACCAGAGCGCGCGAAGTTGCGGCTATGCTGCAACCGCACTTTGCTGCGTATAATCAGATTTTACGCTGTAACGAGGCGCGCATCGACGCGGTGCAGAACTCGGAGTTGGAGAAGGCAGAGGCGATCCAGCGCTTGACCGGACAACCGGTGCTGACACTGAACGAAGCGCGGGCGCGGCTTGACCTCCCGCAGTTCGTTGAGGACGCGGCAGACCAAGAACTGCTGCGTCTGCGTAACCGGCTGGCGATAGCGCGGGAGGCGGTTGCTGCCGGTCTCGACGTAAGAACGGCGTTGCGGCTGGCGGGCGTCAACGGCGCGGTACCGGAGGAAGACGCAGCGAAAGCGCTGAAGAAAGACGAAGCCGAACCGGAACTGATGCCGCACGAGGTGCAACTGTACCGCGACCTCAAGCGCGCGTTTCAGCAACTACGCCAAGTGATGCTCGACGGCGCAGATGAGATTACGGCGCAGATGTTCAACGAGACGCTCTATCCCGCGATGCGCCGCAACATCGAAACAATTGCGCGTCTGTTCGCAGACGAAATGCGCGCCGAGGTCGGCGTTGCGGTCAACGTCGATGCGCTGCTGGCGGATTGGGCGGAAGAAGCGACGCGCCGCCAGGTGGAAGAGTTGCTCTATCCGTACACGCGCGACTACATCGCCCGCGCCGTCGCCGCGTGGCGGCGGATGCCGGGCGCAGACCGCGCCGAACTCGTTGCAATGATCGAACCGGTTGTTGGTGCGAAGCGCGCCGAGACCGTCGCCATCACCGCCGCGACTGAGGCGGCGACCGCGGGCGTGCGGGCGTACAGAGAAGGATTACGCGCCGAGCATAATCTGGAGTACGTGATGCTCTGGGAAACCGCCAACGACGAGCGGGTGTGTCCGATCTGCGGCGCGCTCCACGGCAAGCGCGAGGACGAGTGGGACGGGCGGAGCGGGCCCCCGGCGCACCCGCGCTGTCGCTGCGGCGTCAGACTGGAGCGGATCGATGCGGGTTAGCGTCTCTGTCGATCTCGACAACGCGCTGCACAAACTGCTGCCGCGTTCGGCGCAGATTGAGGCGGCGCTTGACGCGGGCGCGGCGGCGGCGCACAGCGTGATGCAGGTCTACCCGCCCCCGCCCGCCGGATCGCGGTATCGGCGAACGGGGAACTTGCGGCAGAAGCTGCGGATCAAGAAACTGTCGAAAACGTCGCGGATCGTCGAGAACACCGCGTCGTATGCGCGCTACGTCTACGGAATGCCGCAAGTGCGCGTGCATCGCGGACGCTGGGCGTCGGTGCGGGACGCGGCGGAAGCGGCGAAGAAGGAAGCAATCGCGGTGCTGAAGGGGAGGTGAGGAAATGGAGTGGCAGACCGCGCCCGGCGCGGCGCTGAAGGCGGTCGAGACGGGCGATGTTGAGGGGTTGCTGGTGGTATTCGGCACTCCCGACGCCGTTGACCTCGAAAACGAGTTTTTCACAAAAGAAACCGACTTCGGGCGACTGCGCGAAACTCCGATCTGGTTGAACCACGCGCAGCCCGTCAAAACCGCGTCGGGGGTTATCTTGATTGAGGAACCGGTCGGCTACGGCGCACTGGAGATGACCGATGAGGGGGTGATCATCCGCGGGCTGCTCGACGCGAAGTATCGCTACCTCGCGCAGATCGCGCCGGAGATGGGCTGGTCGAGCGGCACTGCGGCGCATCTGGTAATGCGTGAAGCGGTCGGAAAAGCGACATTCATCAAACGCTGGCTGCTGGGGTTGGACGCGAGCATCACGCCGACGCCTGCAGAGCCGCGCACAATGCTTCGGAATTATCGGCTTGTCATCAAATGAAGGAGGGAAGGAAGGAGATGACGGAAATCGTGATGAATCAGTCGGAACTCGCTGCCGAGATCGCCGCGCGGCTGCGTGACGAGGTGGCGGCGGCGGTGAAAGCGCGAGATGTCGGGGTCGCAACGGGTGCACCCGTCGCCGAAGGCGAGGGTTCGTTCGGCGACTTTCTGAAGTGCGTCGCATTCAACGACGTTCAGCGACTGCGCGCGGTCTATAAAAGCGCGAAAGCGCTAGACGAGACCACCGGCGCGGGCGGCGGGTTTCTGGTGCCGACGCAGTTTGAAGAGCGCATCCGCGCGGTCGGCGCGCCGATGCTGTTCGACCAGTTGGTTGCTGCCGGGCGCGGTCCGCTGATGTTGCGCACCAACGCGGCGGAACTAGCGCTGCCGGTGTTGGAGCAAGACCAGGCTCCGAACGTCGAAAGCAGCGCTTTGGTCGGCGGGGTGCGGCTGATCTGGCGTGAGCAGAGCGCCGATGTTCAAGAGAGCGAGCCGCGCTTCGAGCAGCGTATCTTCCGCCCGCACTCGGCGGATGCGTATGTCGCAGCAGCGACGGAACTCATCACCGACGCGCCGCAGGCGCTGGAAGATACGCTCGTCAATCTGTTTGGTCGCGCATACGCAGTGCTGAAGGCGCGGGTGATGCTGCGCGGAACCGGCGTCGGGCAGCCACGCGGGATCGTCGGGCACCCGGCGGCGATCAGTGTGACGCGAGCAACGGGCGGCACGCAGGTCGAAAACGATACGAACACTGTTTTGCAAATGATCCAGCGTTTGTTGCCCGGCAGCGCAACCGCCGTCTGGATCGCACACCCGTTCTGGCGCTCGCGCTTGATGGCGACGCGCTTGAGCGAAACGCTGCTCTATACCGTCAACGGGCAGTCGTTGGTGTACGGCGATACGCTTGCCGGTATCCCAATCGCGTACAGCGAGCACCTGCCGACCGTCACCAGCGCCGGATCGTTGGTGTTGGCGGATTTGTCGTACTATGCAATGGTGGAGCGCGCGTCGTTCAGCGTCGCCTTCAGCGAGCACGTGCGCTTCCTCAAGCGGCAGTCGGTGTGGTTGTTCGGCGTGCGGGTTGACGGCGCGCCGCTCGTCAACGCACCGCTTATTCTGGCAGACGGCGCGGGCAACAACACCGTAAGCCCGTTCGTTGAGATCGCAGCGGGTACGTAATAGGCGGGGTGTCACAACACGCTCTATAAATAAAAGAAACGAGTGTGTTGTGACACTGCTGAAAGACACCGGCGGTGGGGAGTACTACGTTTGGGTGAGGCGGGCTGTCACAACACTGCATAGAAAGAAAAGAAGATGCTGTGTTGTGACACTGCTGATGACCAACCCGCGTCGGGCGCGGGCGTCACAACAGTCGGGCGCTGTCATAACACATCATATAAATAAAAGAAGATGGTGTGTTGTGACGGCGGGTACGGATCAACGGCTGAACAATAGCGGGCGCTGTCACAACACGCTCTATAAATAAAAGAGATGCAGGTGTTGTGACGGCGCACTAGAGGAGGAGCATACGATGCTTGTTCAGGAGACCATCCAGCCGCTGCTGCGCTACTTCAACGCGAACGTAACAGCGCCTGCGGACACGTCGGTTATCAGCATCGCAAACGCACAGGCGGTGCGCATCGTTGCGCACACCGGGACGGTGACCGGTTCCGCGTCGTTGCAAGTGCACGTCAACGACACAAACAACACAAACAACTCGGCGCAGTTGACGGATAAGGCAATCGCATCGCTGGCGTCTAACCGCACCTACGAGATTTTCGTTACCGGCGCGGAGGCATATGCAGCGAAAACGCACGCATCGCATATGTTTGTACGCATCGCCGGAACGGGTACGGCGCAGATTGCGATTGAGATTTCGGCGTTCCCGGCGCGTGACGTTCCCGCGACGCTGCCGACCGACTGGACGCGCGTGCTGTGAGGTAAGCGATGTACGCGACGCTGGCGCAACTCAAGACGTATCTCAACATCACATCAACAGCAGACGATACGTTGTTGACGGATTTGATCACGCGCGCGACTGCGGTGATCGACCAGACGACGCGCAAGACGTTTAGTGCGCCGGCGGCGACATCTCGGACGTTCGGGCGCGCGGTGATGCTGTGGGACGCGCAGTTGAAGCGGGATTATCTGCTGCTGCCGTCTGGCGTCTACATCGCGCAACTCGTCGGCGCGGCAGACGGCGACAGTGTAGCGATCCCGCTTACCGAAATCGACACGCACCCGCCCGACGCGCCGTACACCGTCCTCGCGCGGCGCGACCGGCGCTGGTGCGGCGCGTCGCAGCAGGCGACGATCACCGCGCGGTGGGGCTACAGCATCAACCCGCCCGCGGATATCGTTCACGCAACGATCCGGCTGGCGGCGTGGCTGTACCGCCAGCGCGGAACGGCGAACGATCCCGACCGCCCAACGGTAATTGATCACGGGTTGGTGTTGCTGCCGTCGGCGTTGCCGGATGACGTTCGCGCAATACTGGAGCGCTACCGCGATGTCGTATAACACCGTCATTGACATTCTCAAGCTGCTGTCCGACCTGGCGGTGCAGTACAACAACGCTGTTGTTCCGGTTTGGTATCTCTCCACGCAGGCGAACTGGTCGGACGCAGCGCAACTTCCGGTTCGGATTATCCCCGTCCTCGGCGGGCTGCGTTTGGTGGAAGGCGGCGTCTACACCCCCACGCGCGCAACGCGCGCGGTGTGGGAGATCGACGATCTGCTGCTCGTGCGCGACGTTGGAATGGGGCGCGGCGTTGCGGATACGGCGGCGGCGCTGGCGGACTATATTGAGGATTACGTTGCGCAACTGCGCTTCGCGTGGTATGTTCGCGGCGATGTGCAGTTGCTCAACGTGAGCGGGATAGTGGACGTAATACGATACGGCGAGCGAGCGTATGAGGGCGTTGTGATGACGACGCGATTTGCGCACCTCATCCGCGCGCCGTCGCCGTAAGGAGAAGGAGGGTAGCAGATGGCGCACTCTGGAGTTATCGCCGGCTTGTATGCTGGCAATTTCGCGGTCGAAATCTCGACCGATACCACGACCTGGACGGCGGTTTCTAACGCGACGGTGAAGATAGACGACATTGAGTTGAGCCGCCCCAGCGGAGAAGCGTTTGTCGGCGGTTCAAGCGACTACGCGACAATCACCGTCGGGAAGCGTGAGCCGCTTGAAATCACACTGACGTTTCTGTACAACGAGGATACGAACTCTGCGATGAATACGATCTTTGGTCAGTTCCAAAGCACCTCGCCTCGCCTCGGTGTGCGTTGGTCGCCGCGCGGGTTGGTCAGCCAGGCGCGCGCCTACGCAACCAGCAATGACGGCGGGACAACGACGGGGTTAGGGGTGATCACCAACGTTACGCTCAGTGCGCTTGATCCGAGCGACGCGGAACCGTATGTCGCTATGGTGACGGTCAGAACGCCGTCGTTGCGACAGTACACGCTTGGAAACAACCCGACTAATCTCTCATAAGAGGAGGAGACGAGATGAGCACACCGGCAAATATCTACGACGTTGACGCGATCCGCGTAGACCGCGCGGCGCTCAGCATCCGCGACGCTGCGAGCGTGCTCAACAACGAGTTGACCGCGCCGGTGGTAGCGCGGCTGGTTCGGAAAGCGACTGGGGATCAGGCGGATCGGTTCCCGCTACGCGCGCTCAAGCGCGTGTACGAACGGGTGTTGCCGCAGATTTTCGAGCCGGACGAGGCGGTGCGGTCGCGCGTGGCGGGGCTGACGCCCGCAGTCGGCGAGATCACGCTCGGTGAGTACCACGAGTTTCTCGACGCCAGCGAACGGAAGATCGCGTTCCCGCCGGTGGCGGCGACATTGTTGATCAAAGCCTACGGTGAGGACATTCTCAACGAACCGTATGCCGCTGCCGCGCTGCTGCTCAAAAAGATTTTCGACGCAATCGGCGACGAGGGAAACGAGTAGCGCGGGCGACGGCGTTAGGTCTGCTCGACCTCGCGCCGCTGCCCGCCGCGTACACTGAGTTAGTGTTGTGCCGGGATATCTACCACTGCTCGCCCGACGCGCTTGACCGTTTGCCGCTTCAGCGCGTCGCGCAGCATCTCGCAGCGCTGCGCGCAGAGCGGCGGCATCAGGCGCTGGTCGCAGCGCATCAACGGAAACGTCGATGAGTGATGTCGTCATCAAATTGAGCGCAATTGACGCTGCAAGCGGTGTGTTGGAGCGCGTCGCCCAAAACGTTCGCGGCGTCGGTAAAGCCGCAGACGCGCAGCGCGGCGCGTTCGGCGCGCTGGAGCAGGTGGCGGTCGGCGCGCTGCGGCAGATCGGCGCGGCGGCGGTCAATCTGGCGGCGGCGGGGATTGCTGCGCTTGGAGATCAATTACGCACGAGTATCGACGTTGCGGCGAACTTTGAGAGCGCGCTTTTCAAGTTCCAAGCGGTGGCGGGCGATTCGTTGACGAAAGCCGGACTGTCGTTTGATGATGTCAAGCAGAAAGCGCTTCAGTTAGGTTCGTCAACGCAGTTCAGCGCACAGCAAGCGCTGGACGCGATGACGGAGTTAGCCAAAGGTGGCATCAACGTCAAAGATGTGATGGGCGACGCGACGGATGCGACGCTTGCCCTCGCCGCCGCTGCGCAACTCAATCTCGCAAACGCGGCTACAATAGTAGCCAAACAACTCGGCGTCTGGGGCGATACCGGCGTAACCGCCGCAAACGTCGCCGACCTTCTCGCGTCTGCGGCAAACGCGAGTACGGTTGACGTTGAGGAACTCGCGTTGGGCTTAGCAAACGTCGGCGGCAGCGCGAAAGTCGCCGGACTATCGTTTGAGGAAACGGTGCAGACGATGGCGTTGATTGCGCCCTCGTTCAGCAGCGCCGCCGACGCCGGTACGTCAATGAAAACATTCCTTCAGCGTCTGATTCCGACAACGAAAGACGCAACGCAGATGATGATCAAACTTGGGTTGGCGACGGAGGACGGAAAGTCAAAGTTCTTCGATGCGACGGGTAGTTTTATCGGAATGGAGGCAGCGGCAAAATTGCTGCACGACGCAACGAAAAATCTCAGTGAAGAGCAGAAGTTTTTGGCGTTCAACACCATTTTTGGCAGCGACGCCATCCGCGCCGCTGCTGCAATCGCCGAAGCGGGCGCGTCGGGTTACAACGAGATGGGACAGGCGATGCGCGACGCGGGCGGCGCGGCGCAGGCAGCGGCGATAATGCAGCAAGGGTATAAGTTCACGTTGGATCAGTTCAACGCAGCGGTGGAGACGCTGCAGATTACGGTCGGCAGCGCGCTGTTGCCGCATCTCACGCAGTTAGTCGCGGCTGCGGCGGAAGGCGTCAATACGTTCACCGCTTGGGCGTCCGGCATCCTCAGCGCCGCCGATCCCGTCGCGGCGTTGGCGGCGCAGATCGGGCTGGTCGGGGTGACGACCGACGGTGTGCAGCAGACGGTCGCCGTTGCTGCGGCTGCGATCTTCGCAGCGTGGGACACGCTGAGCGCCGCGCTTGCGCCGTCTGCGCAAACTGCGTGGGACGCGGTGCAGTCTACGGTGCAGACCGCGCTTGCGGCAGTGCAGCAAGCGATACAGTTTGCAACCGCGCTGGTGGTGCAAATCTGGAACGCCCACGGTGCGGATATTCTCGCGTTTACGCAGCAGACGTGGGACGGGATTATGAGTGTTGTTACTGCAGCGGCGCGGTTCGTTCAAGCCGCAATCGAAGCGCTGGTCGCGGCGGCGCAGTGGGTTTGGGAGAATTTCGGAAACGAAATTACCACCATCGCGCAGTTCGCGTGGAACCAGATCAAGATACTGACAGATACCGCGCTTACTGTGCTGCGCGGACTGTTTGAAGCGGGAACCGCACTGTTACGCGGCGACTGGAACGCAGCGTGGGTGGCAATCAAGGATATTGCAGAAACACTGTGGAACGGGATAAAAGCGTCGGCGGAAAATCTGATGAATACACTCTCGTCTCTGTTCCAGACGCTCTACCCGCGACTCGAAGCAGCGTTTAATGAGGCGATTGCAAGCGCGCCTTCGCTCGGCGAAGCACTGATCGACGGAATACGCAGCGGGGTGGAGAGAGCGGCGCGCAGTTTGGCGGAAGCGGCGGCGCAGGCGGCGAAGGCGGCGCTTGACGCAGCAAAGGCGGCGCTCGGCATCAGCTCGCCGTCGCGCGTCGCAGCGAAGGAGGTGGGCGTACCGCTCGCCGAGGGTATTCTGCGGGGATTGACCAAGGGGTTAGCGCCGCTGCCGTTGCTGACGCGCGACGCGGTGACGCAACCGCCTCCGGCGTCGTCAACGGTCAACGTCGGCGGCATCACCGTCAACGCCGCGCCGGGGATGGATGAGCGGCGGGTTGCGACGTTGGTACGCAGCGAAATTGATAACCTCACGCGCTTCGCGCGGTTCGGGAGGGTGTGAGATGCGAATACGGCAAATCGGAACGCTTGTCTTCGACGCGAACACCAACATCGTTGTTGACGAAACCAACCAAGACGCGCCCGGCATCGGGTTTCGCGTGAATAGTCTACTCGACCCGCAACCGTTTTCGGTCGAGATCGCGTTTCGGCGCGCGACGCGCCAGCAAGCGCTCAACGCAGTGAGCACGCTTGCGCGCGAACTGTACAGTTACGCGCAACGGCGACAAGACGGGCGGTATGCGGTCGCGGGCGGGGCGGTGGTGTGGGTGGAAGACGCAACCGGCGGAGCCTCGCTGCGGTCGTACCTACGCGACGCGGCTGTTACGCTGCTGAGCGTCGAGACGACATCAACCGGAGTTATCGCGCGGGCGCGGGTGACGGGGACGCTTATCAATCCGTTTCTCAACTACACAATTACGACAACGATGCTCACATCATTATTGCCGTACGAGCGTCGTATTGTCACGCTGGCGGGAACGAGTGATGCGTATCTCTATAAAAACTCTATAACACAAGAATACTACAATATGTCGGGTCTCTACAACGCGCTGCTGGCAATTGAGGGGTTGGAGAGCGCGACGGGAACGAGTCGCATTCTGGCGATCAATCCGACTTCGGTTTCGAGCGGAATCACAACGCAGAGTTGGAACGCGAGTTGGCAAACGCTGACGCGCGCCAACTTTTTTTCAACAACAAGCGGAACGATTACGTACACCATCCCCGCTTCTCCGCGTGATGTTTATCGTCTATTTATCGAGATTTACTGTCCAACGACGCCGCCGTCGAACGCGCGCTACTTCGTTTCTTGGTCTGGACAATCGCAGATTGCAGAGACGATTTCGGGAGATCGTTCGTGGTACACCCCGACGCTGATAGCAACAGAATCATTTTCATTTCCGCTAACGCTCGAAATCCAGAACGTACCGACAGGAACGTGGGTAATGCCGATAACGCTTATTCCAACCGACGGCGTGTACGTTTGGAGCATCATCACACCTCCGACGCTGAGTTCATACCGCGTTGTTGCTCTTCAGATCACTAACACGCCAGCGTTAGCCGCAGTCCCGCCCGGAATCGTCTACGGCCCGCCGGGGTTTGTTTCAAGCCGCTATATTGCAGTGTTCAACGGCTCGATGTCGCCGTCGCTGTCCGGCGCAAACTCCTTGATCAGTATTTATGCGTGCCAAATCGAACCCGCCGCGTTCGCGTAAGGAGACGGCTATGCTCGTTGCAATCACCAAACCGCATCAGCAATTCCCCGTCCCGCTCACCGTCGCCGACTACGAGTTTTCGACCTCTGACGACGGCGACGAGCGCGGGCGCGTCACGCTGCCGCCGGTTTATGCGCGCTCTGGAGTTATGACGCAGATCGGCGATGAACTGATCGTCTACTGTACGCAACTCTCGAAAACGATCTGGCGCGGGCAGATCGAGCGGATCGAGGAAGCGCGAGACGGGAGCATTACGTGGCACGCGCTGGGGTTCGGCGCGCTGCAACGAGACGCGCGAATATCGGTGGTGCGGAATATGGACGATGTGACCCGCTGGCAACCGGTCGGCGCGGGGTTTATGTCGAGCAGCGGGTACGATTCGCGCGGGGATTTGTGGGAGTATGAGATTATCGAAGTGGGGGGATTTCAGAACATACGAATACGCACAAAGCGTGACTTTGTAATTTCCAACACCACACTCTTCTTTCTCGCATATCTGTACGACCAACCGGAACGCTACGCGCCGATCTCGACAACCGAGCAGATTTCGGTGTTTTTTGTTTCTATGACCGGCTTGGCGACCGGCGTGTGGGTTGCGCCGGTTATAGCAATTCCTACCCCAGACGCATATACGCTAACACTCGGTACGTTTACCGGTCTTAGTGCGAACGGAGGGATTACTGCGACGTTCTGTTTTGGTTGGATAATCGGCGTGCAAGCGTCGGGAAACGAAACGACGGCGGGCGATACATCGGTTACGTTCCGCGCGACGATCAACACGCCCATTATCAACACCACACTGCTCAACCCGGCGCTGACCCTGAACGGCGGGTGTTGTGATATACGCCTACCGTCCATATACCACACAAAAATCACAAAACCTGATGCAAACGTGCGCGACATCATCGAGCAGAGTCTGACTGCTTCTGTCAGATACCATCACAAGCGCTTCTTGCGCGACCGCCCGCTGCCGATAATCGATTTTCGCACCGACAGTACGCTGACGTGGCGATTTCCAGAAATAGTGCGGACTGTAGACATCTCCAAAGCGCCAAACCGCATCTACGGGCAGTATCGCGGCTACTGGACGGATCATCTGACCGCAATGACTACGATCCAATCGCTTGAAACACGCCGACAACTCGCCTCGCGCATCGCAAGCGTCGGCGAGTACGGCAGCAAAGCGCTTGCGGAAGAGCGCCGCAACGAGGCTGCGGTTGCGCTGGATCGCCAGATCGCGCCGCTGGCGGTGGAACTCGATAATACGCGCTACGAGTTGATGCTGCGTAGTGGCGAGACCGTACCGAACTGGGCGGCGGATGTGAGTGATTACGCAATTGTGCCGGGATATTTCCGTAATGCGAAAATCGCATCACGCATAATCACACGCGAGCGAACGACGTACACCGTTTCGTTCAACCCGGATGATTTTGTGACCGCGCTGCGGTGAAGGGACATAACAATGCGACAACTCTTTCCCTACATCGGCGGCAAATACACAATTGCGCCAGAAATCAACCGGCGGTTCGGTGAGATCGATACGCGCATCGACGCCTTTACCGGCTCGTCGAGTTGGATACTCGCATCACCGCCGGTCAAACACGAGATCGTCAACGACCTCGACGGCTACGTTGTCAACTATCTGCGTGCGGTCAAGTACGCGCCGGATGAGGTTGCGCGGCATCTGGACTTCCCGCGCGCCGAACTGGAGTTGATCGCGTATCACCACTACACCAGAGACCGACTGCCCGAACTCGTCGCGCGGATGGGCGGCGACCCGGACTACTACGATCCGATTCTCGCAGCGCGGTGGGCGTATGTGATGGCGCATAAATACGACCCATCGCTCAACAAGTCCGGCGGCTGGCTGGTACACGACGGGCGGCTTATCTACAAACGCGGCGCGGGACGAATACGCGGCAGTCTGACCTTATCGCATCGGGTGCTTTCCCGTCTCGTCAAAGAACGTCGCGTTTCCGAGTACGTCGCCGCGCTTTCCGAGCGACTACGCAACGTTTGTATATTCTGGAACGACTTTGAAGTTGTTGTCGAAAAAGCAGACCGTTCCGAATTCGGCGTTGTCGGGGTTCTTTTAGACCCGCCCTACCCGCGCCATCTGCGGGATTACGACTACGACACCGACGACGCGGACATCTGGAACCGCGCGGTGCGCTGGGCGGTCGCCAACGGCGACAATCCCAAACTGCGCATTGCGATCTGCGGCTACAACGACGCCGACAGCGACGCGCTGTTTCCGCACTCGTGGCGTCGGTTCGTCTGGCGACGCAGCGGGTTAGGGCAGTATAAGGATAAGGAATGCATCTGGTTCAGCCCGCACTGCGGGGGAGGCGGTGATGATTGAGGATAACCCGCTGATCTTTGCGCCGCACAGCATCAGCGCCGAGACGTTCCGGCGCGTGCTGCGCGCCGCGCGTAGTCCGGCGTTTGTCGAGACGGACGCGCTGCTGGCGGCGCTGGATGCGTGGGGCGCAGATCGCGGCATCGCGCTGGCGTTTTTCGCGAAAGAAAGCAGTTACGGGCAGCGCGGCGTCGCAGTGCGCACGCGCAATTGGGGCAACCTCCGGTGCGGCAAGCGGATGATCGCGCAAACGCCGCACCCGTTTGCCGTCTACGCGCGCTGGGCGGACGGGTTGAACGACTGGTGCGAGTTGTTGAAAGAGCACTACTGCAAGCGACGCGGATTGTGCCGCTTGCGCCAGATACTGCCGCGCTACGCGCCGCCCAGCGACGGCAACAACCCGGAGCGCTACGCGGATTTTGTTGTAGCGCTGGTTCGGCGTTGGCAGAATGAGGAGCAGCAATATGGACATCGTTGAAATCTTCCAACTATTGGCAGCGGGTCACGTCGGGCTAAGCGCGCGCGACTATCTCTGGAACGCGATCTTCGGCGCAATCGGCGCGACGACGGCGTATCTCGCAGACAAAGAGGGCGTGGTGCTGCTGCCGCGCTACGACAAAGAGCAGCACAGCGTCGAGTTGGGCGCGCTGGGGAGGGTGCTTACCGGCGCGGGAGCGGGCGTGCTGGTCGGCTACTCCGGCTACATCCCGTTTGTCGCGGGCGTCGTTGCACCAACACTGCTACCGGCGCTGATCGACAAAATCGCTTGGTTTGTGGAACGGAGGCGGAAATGAAACTCGACGTTCTGTTGCTTATCAGCGCGTTCGTCCTCGCATTCGTCCACCTCGACGCAGCGCAAGTCGCAGCGACGGCGGTTGTGCTGCTGCTCGTTGTGCGGATCGAGCGGGCGCGGAAGGCGGGGAAAAGAAAAGCGCCCCGGCGAGTTGCCGGAGCGCGGAGCGGCGACGGTGGGGGCGTCTAGTACTCTTGCACATCGACCGCCAGTGCTACCAGCGCGTCAACCGGGTTTGCAGCGGTTCCGCGCCGGTACACCGTCTGGTCACCGTCGTCAACCAGCGCATCGGCGACCCAAATACCGACGCCTTCAAACCAACGAATTTCGACGGACAGCACCGACCGCTGAGAGTAGTAGAGCAGCAGCGCGACCAGCGCTCCGGCGCGGCGCTGGTATTCGACGGGGATTGACGTAGTTCTAAAGATGTGGACGTCAACCACCCGCAGAATGCCGTCGCTCATCACCGGCTCATCGCCGTCTCGTGTGCGAAGGAACGCCCATCCGGTGTCGTTCCAGCGCTCAACTTGGATAGTGTGCCCAGTCATAGGAGGCGCTTCCTTTCTAAGTAGAATTGTCACGTCACCAGTATACCGCGCCCCAGTGCGGTTGTCAAGCGGGAAAAAGAAAAGCGCCCCAGCAAGTTGCTGAGGCGCGAAGACGGTTAAAGCGAGGACTAGTAGCGCTGGATGTCGGTAATGAGTTCAATCATCGCCTGCACCGGCGTCTCGCCCTCGCCGCGTTTCAGCCGCTCTCGGCGACCGAGAACAACGAAGGCGTTGGCGACCCAACTACCGCCGTCGGTCTGCCAGACCTCGACGTTTTTGACCGCCGGGTCGCGAAACAACAAACGGATCAGCGCGCCCAAATCGAACTGATACTGCTCCGGGACGTGCGTCCCAACGAGCATCTCATAGTTCAGTGGGCGAACGAGGTCTTTATCCGTCGCCGGACAAGCCGGGTCGCGCGAAACGACAAGCATAAGTTCGTCGTAGTCCTTATAGCGTTCGATCTTTACCGAAGTGACCATAGTAACCTCTTTACAGATAAGTGATTGTCACGCCCAGAGTATACCGCACACCCGCCCGTTTGTCAAGAGTCAAATATCAACCGAAATCCACGCCGAAAGTCCTTGACAGATGGAAACTTGTGTGTTAGTGTTGCGTCTGGATCACCAGACGCTGCAACAAACGCGGAGGCGGCTGCGTCTTATCTTATAGTAGTAGCGGGCTCCGACTTAGGAGAAGGAGAAGGATATATGTCTATCACAATCGCGGATTACCTCGACCTTCTGTACGGCGACGACGCCGCTGCTTTTACGACCGTCAGCGTTAAACTCGCTGATGGTCGCTTCGTTTGTCAGACGTTCAGTCTCTCGCAGCGCGCCGAGATCGTCAAACACATCGAGCGCCATCTCGCATACGACATCTACATCAAACGCGCTTCTCAGTACGTCAAGCCGGATCGCGGCTCATCGGGCAGCGCCGACATCGCGTACTTCCAGCGCGTCATCACCGCCGACATCGACATTCAATCCGCAGCGCACAAAGCGCAGACGCTTCCGGCGTCGAAAGACGACGCGCTGAAACTCATCACCGAGAGCGGCTTACCGGAACCAACACTCGTTGTCCACACCGGCAACGGTCTGATGCCGATGTGGGTTCTGCGCGAACCGCGTTGGGTCAATGACGTTGCGCCGGTACAAGCGGGCGTTGAAGCACAGTTGCGTCTCGCAGCAGCGCGCTACGGCTGGACGTTGGACAACACCGGCGACGCCGCGCGTTCGATTCGCGTCATCGGGTCGTACAACTGGAAGCAGCGCCCGCAGAAGAAGCCAGTCACTATTATCAGAAACAGCGACCGCTACTACGACCTGAACGACTTCGCCCGGTTCGCCCGCCGCCCGCTCCTCGCGCCGAAGCGCGTCGGCGGCGCGGCAACGCGCGAGACAATCGAAACGCTACTGAAGTACATCCCCGGCGACGGACTTGAGTACAATATGTGGCTTGCGGCGGTCTGGGCTACCCAGTCGGCGTTGCCGGAAGACGTGGCGACGGAGGTGCTGGACAACTGGACATACGACTGGGAGAAGCACCGGAAGCCCGATCACGTCGAGAGCGGGATCGGCGTTCTCGTCAACCTCGCCCGACAGTACGGCTTTGAAGGGACGATCCCCGGTCTGCGCGGCGGGTACGTTACGTCGCCGGAACTGCCCGACGCGATGCGCATCAATCAGCGCTACCTCGACATCGAGATTGACCCCGACGATCAGTACCCCAACATCGTTGTAATTCGTTCCGCAAAAGG